ATTGATCCTCGTTTCAAAGCAATGTTGGCGTTTTCTGCTGTGCTTGGTTTTTCTCTTGTTTCTTTCAAGATGTACAAAAAGTTTGAGAATCAAGGAGCAAATATTTCCCAATTGGAAGCTCGTGCTATGACTCCAAAGATGGTAGCTGACCATGATGATAAGTACAAGCGTCCTGTGAAATTGGGGATAACTCCCTCAAAGAATTCTATCTCTATAAAATACACTGACTTGGAAGATCGCATTGATAAAAACTTGAGAGGTGCAATAATATATGAAATTGATGAAAATACCCGAGAAAATCTGGGTCCTCCTTGTTTTTGCAATGTTTCCCCTGTTGGAGAGGGTGATTGGTTGTTTCCAGCCCACTTGCTGGATTTGAAGAAGTGCTACAAAGTGTTGCTTCTAACTCATCCTCAGCACTACTTGGGCGTGAAACATATATGTGCGATGGTGAATTCAGCCAATATGGCACCATTTGAAGCACAAGATGACCTAATGTTGGTTGCCTTGTGTAGTGGATCGAATTGGGCAATGGATAAGTATTTTCCGCTAGATCATGTGTTGAAAGTTGGGGATCCAATTCGGATCTACCACAGATCATATGACAGTGTAGTGGACGAAAACCATCCCAGCCCTTCTGGTAGTTATGTTGCTACAACTATTCTCAAGATCGCTGATCAATTTGTAGGAGATCTTGGAAGAGTGCCTCGAATCACATACAACTATCCTGGAACATTTCAGGGGCTGTGTGGAGCTTTGGTTGTGACTAATGACCGGAATCCTTGCGTCATCGGAGTACATACAGCTGGAAAAGACAATATTGGTGCTTGCACTCCTCTAACAAAAGAGAAGGTGGATTCCGTGAGGAGTCATATGAGAGGGCCTGATGTGGTCCGCTTGGCCGAGGAATCGCCAATTCCTCAAACAATGCAAGGCGCTCCAGTGCCTCTGGCTCCATTTTTACATGGAAGAAACGCATTGAATTGGCTACCTGCTGAGGATATTCACAGTGCTGAGATTTTTGGAACAACTGGATTGCCAAATGCGAGATTTAAGACTAGTGTCGAAGAGTCTTGCATTGCTCCTGCATTGAAGGAGCATTTGGGAATTGAAAAGGAACATGCTGGTCCTCTTCGTAGTGCTGTTAGTGCTGCAAGATATAAGGACACTAAGGCTGTGACTACTCAACTTCCACCAGTGAATCCACGAATATTGGAATATGCGAAACAAGATGTGTTGCAAAAATTGGAAAAGGCCGTCACTCCAGAAATGTGTGAATTTATTCATAAATTGTCTGTTGAACATGCGGTTAATGGAGTTCCTGGTGTAAAGGGCTTCGATCCAATAAATATTAAGACATCTGTTGGAGTTCCTCTCAATGTGTCTAAGGAAAAGTTGCTAGCAGAGGTGGATGTCATTTTGCAGAAGAAATTTGGAATATCTTCAAAGAAGAACTTGAAGGTTGTTGAATTGCCAGATGGGAGCACTGAATTGTCGTTCCATATTGAATTTGACCCAAAACTGTATCCTCTTGATGATATTCTAGAGGAAACTATTGAAGTCATGGTGGATGGAAGGAGAGTGAATTTTGTTTTCCGCGTCAATCTGAAAGATGAGGCTTTGCCCTTGGAAAAAGTTGCTGCGGGGAAAATCCGAGCATTTGCTGGAGCCCAATTGTCGTTGGTTATCATTTGTAGGTGTTTGACTCTACCTACTGTTAATATGATGAAGTCGTTCCCCACAGTCTTTGAAAGCGCTGTTGGTGTGGACGCCACTGGAAAGGATTGGGAATTTCTGCATGATTACATTGATACTTTTGAAAATAAAGGACAAGGTGATTTTAGTCAATACGATAAGACAACCAGTTCTAGTGTTTCCAAAGCGTCGGCGGAAATCTTGCGTTATTTGTTGAGAAAAGGTGGCGCGACTGAAGAGGATTTGAGATTGTTTGATTCAATGATCACTGATATCATATTCCCCATCTATGACATGGATGGAGTTTTGGTTGGAGTGGACCATTCCTTGCCGTCGGGGCATCCCTTGACCGTGATTTTGAATGGTATTAACAATATGCTTTTGATGCGTTACGTTTATTATGCAAATCACGCTCCCAATTTCCCTGATGGGATTGTGGTTGGAAAATCGATTCCCTTGTTCCACTTTGTGGTGAAGTTGATCACATATGGTGATGATAATCTATGGAGTGTCTCTGATGAAGAGAAACTGTTTAATATGATATCTATCATGGAGCAGCTGAAGAAAATTGGGATGAAGTACACCAGTGCTTCAAAAGGCGATATAGATAGCAGATTCATACGTAAAGAGGATATGACATTCTTAAAACGTGGATTTGTTCGACATGCCGTCTTGGATGCAGTGGTTGCTCCGCTAGAGATCGCCTCCATTCACAAGTCCCTGACTTGCACTCGTAAGGAGAAAGGCAGGAGAGAGTCAGATGCCCAGATCATGGCTATGAACATGGGTAGCGCGTTGCGCGAATTGTTCCTCCATGGAGAGGACGTGTACCAGCACTATTTTGAGGGTTTTCAAAGAGTGGCTGAAGAAACAGTGGACAATGAGGGTTTCCGAGTACGAGACTTTTATGATCCTCCAAGTATTCAAGATTGCATTGAATCATTTCAAAGTACTACGTGTAGATATGCGGAGTGCCTTGAGAAGTACAATGTGAAATTGGAATTTCAAGCCCAAAACCTACATGGTGGGCGACTCACTTGGGAAGATGCCGAAGAAATTCGCCATTTTGAACAATTGAATGATTGGGATATGATGACCTTTCGGTCTATCGGCGACTTGGAACTGTTTTATGACTTTGCTGATCATGTGGCGATGCGAGATCAAATTCTCAATGAGATGGAGCGCGCCATGAATAACAGAGCTCGCCAGCACCGCCAAGTTGCGCGGTGTGCGCGGCAGATAGAAACCCTCTTTCATGTAGCTTACGATCGTGTTCGGTATCCCCAGACTAGTCATTTTGACCGAATCAGGGGAATCCCATCCTTTGCACGGAACCATGTGGTTGTGCAATTATTTGAACGGTCCATCGCTCGCAATCAAATTCATTCATTAGAGTTCATCCCTGATGATATTAAAGGATTGATCGTTGAGTTTTCTGCTACTGAGGTTTTCGTTGTATCTGGTTTGACAGCAACAGTCCCACCTCGCCCTGTACTTATTGGAATTGTACATAATCCATCTAGAAATTTTACTGCTGAGACTTTAGCAGCTTATGCTCGAATTGGGCAATTGAGAATTATTTAATGAAAAAGTGTACATATATATATATTTTATTTTACTCTCACATTTGTTGAACAAAAGTGGGCTCATTAAACTTGTGAGAAAATTAAGTTCATGTCTTGTGGCCTAAGCAGCCCTAGACCTGTATAAATAGCTTTCCAATGTTAATAAAGAGTGTTCAAGTCTCCACACAAAGTCAAAAGGAGACCCTTGTACTTTAGCCTTTATGTCTAAAAGGTTAGAATCAGTAGATTCGCTAGATTTCCAAGCTGGACAATTCTGTTATGAAGAACCAGCCAATAAGGAGATCGCTCCTGGCATCATGCAGTTTGTAGATGCCAATCCGTCCTACGTTTGTGAGCCTGTTCACACTATTGACGAAACAAGAGGAGTCACAGACGATCCCAGTGCGGACCTATCTAATTTCTTTTCTCGTCCAGTCAAAATTTTTGAACGAAATTGGGTAACAACAATGGACGAAATAATCTACCCCTGGGAATTGTGGTCATCAAATCCGCGTGTCATGAATCGATTGACAAACTTTCGAAATTTTCGTGGAAATCTCCACGTGAAAGTAGTGATAAATGGCAATAGTTTCTATTGGGGAAAGGCTTTGTTGTCCTATATGCCATTGAGCATGACCGAAACTTTTCAACGATTGGTCGCCAACAACAATAGTAGGATGCAAGCATCTCAGATGCCTCATCTGTGGATTGATCCTACAACATCAGAAGCTGGAACTTTGGTTCTTCCCTTCTTCTACCATAAAGATTGTCTCGATATGGTAGTAATTGATGCTTTTCGAGACATGGGGACATTGTGGCTACAGTCCATTGTCCCTCTGGCCCATGCAAACAATCTGACAAATCCAGTGCGAATTACAATGTATGCATGGTGTGAGGATGCCAAGTTGACAACACCAACGCATGTGGACATTGCTGGTCTTGCACCACAAGGTGGTCGTCTGGACTTCCAAGCTGGGAGTGCCGATGAGTATGAAACAAGTGGTGTGATTTCTCAGCCTGCTCAACAATTTGCTGAGGCAGCGGGGCAGCTCAAAGACGTGCCGGTCATTGGACCGTACGCTTTAGCTGCTTCTGGCATGGCTGCTGGAGTTTCATCTGCCGCCAGATCTTTTGGCTACAGTATGCCCACCATCCTAGAGGATATCCGGCCAGTCAAAATTTGGCAGAATTCTCAACTTGCAACCACAGATGGAGGAGACACTTGCCAGAAACTCACATTCACCTCCAAACAAGAAACTACTGTTGATCCTAGGATCACTGGTTTAGGAGAGGTTGATGAGCTTGCCATTTCTCATTTGGCGGCACGCGAAGCGTATATTAATAATTCGACTTGGGACTTGTCTGACCCAGTCAATACTCCTTTGTGGTCGCTTCCTGTGACTCCGTCGCTTCGAACGATTTCCACATACACTATTCCGCCTTCGGCCACTGGAATGGCATTGACGCCTATGGCGTTGGCTGCCATGCCATTTGGATTTTGGAGAGGTTCAATCACCTTTCGCTTCCAAATTGCTGCTTCCTTGTACCACAAAGGCAGACTTTTAATTGTGTGGGACCCAGTCATTCCTGCAGCAACTCCTGAAACTAATGTCCAATATTCTAGGATTGTGGATATTGCAGAGACGCGAGATTTCTCCGTCACAGTGGGATGGGGTTCACCCTATGCTGCTCTTTTTAATGACAAATATACGATGGTGAATAACTGGTCCTCGAGTGGATTGTACACCCCAAATATTGATGCAGACAATGGAGTGTTGACGGTCTACGTTTTGAACTCCCTGGTCACTACAGGAGCGAACACTAGTCCAGTCAGAGTGTTGTGTTCCGTTTCATCGCCCGACTTAGTTGTGCATGATCCTGTTGCTGACAATGTTCAAGATTTCACTTATCATTTGGTACCCCAGGGTGCTGTTTTGAGTGAGGATCAGATTCTCCAGTTTCAGGGTGGAATGGCCTCGGATGATGTTGCTACTGGGAATGCTCCAGTGGGCGCAGAGAAAATTGTCCAGGACATTGGGAATCCAGTGCTTGACAAGGCAAGTCTATTTTTGTCTGGAGATCCCATCACATCGTACCGCCAGTTGCTCAAAAGGTACACTTATTCACGAACCTTGGGTACGGAAATAATCCAAGCACCTGGCAAAGTTTCCTATCAATCCTGGACTGAAACAGGATATCCTTATCAAAGAGGACCTGCGCCATCGTTTGGTCTTGATGAGGGGGGAACCTACAACCTGGGACCGATGAATGTCCACAGCCTTCTTGCGGGATGCTTTTATGGCTGGTCTGGAAACATTCGTTTTAAAATCTACCCTGGATTTGCTTCAGAGATCGATCCTGATATCTTGTGTGTTGCGAGACACTACAAAGGTGCTAGAGTTGATCGTCTCAATACAACATATGATGATACTCCTGATAATGTAAGGAGGTTGATGTCTGAGGCAGATTTCAGTTGGTCTGGTCTACAACGCACGAATAAGGTAGCCGGAAATGTGATGGAGATTGAGATCCCCAATTATAAGCAAATTCGGTTCTTTCCTACCTTCCTATCCAACAACTTTCAATCCCGCAGCTCGAGTATAGAATTAGTCGCTATCACTCGTTATAAAAACTCATCCGACAATGGGCAATACTTTGATCTGTATAGATCAGTTGGTGAAGATTTTCAGTTTTATTTCTTCATCGCCGTGCCTACATTGTGGGATTCAAGACTAATCCCAGTAAACACTTAATTGGAGTTGCAGTGCTCCGCTTTCGCTGTGTTTGCTGTTGTGTTCATGTTATTGTTACATTTTTCTTTTTATATTTATATTTGTTACATGTTATATGTTTTATGCGAAAGTCCGAACTGTGTCGATTCAACTAGAATTTATGTTTTTACCTCGATACGTTCGGGGGAATTTTTTGGAAATTCTAGGCTGCATCTTCAGAGCACAGTTCGTTCTATTTAAGAGAAG